AGAGAAGACCGAAACAGGCTCGCCCGCCTCGTTTTCCGGCCCGTCAGCGGCGTCCGCGTCGTCTAGCGGCTCGTCGTCAGGCTCGACAGTTTCCACCGCCTCCGGGGCGTCTGTGGCGTCGTCCATCAGATCAGCGGAGTCGGGTTCGGAGGACCGCGCGCGGCGGTCTTCCAACACGCTTTCCAGCGTGCCGGTTTCGTCAGTCATGGGTATCCCTGTGGCTAGGCCCTTGGGGCTAGATGCGGAGGTCCGACCGGACCTGTTCCGCGAAGTCTTCAATAGCGCCGGTGTCGATGGCGTCTTTCAGGTGGCGTTCCACCGCGTCGATGGTCTGCACGGAGCGATAAAGCGCCTCCCGCAGATCGTCCTCGCCAGCCTTGGACGCGAACAGCGCCTCGGTAGCGTTCAGGCGCATCCGGGCGAACGCCTCGGACACAACAACCAGTTCAGCGGAGGCCCGTTGCGCGGTTTCTTGCGGGGTCATCCGACCTCACCGCCGAAGCGAATGTCGCCCGCGCTGAGATTGGTGCTCATGCTCGACGCCATCATCATCTGTTCGCGCTTCAACTGCATTTCCGCAGCCATTTGCTCGCGCTTTAGCTGGGTTTCAGCCTCTAGCTGCGCCCGCTGCATCTCAATGTCAGCCTGGAGCTTCTGTTGCTCCAACTGCATCTTTTGCTGCATCTCGACTATCTTCGGATCGGGCGGCGGCTGTTGCTCTTGCTTGGGCGGCGCCTTGGCCGGGTCGGAGATGAACGCATCCGCCGACTTGAACCCCAGCCCGCGCTCAAAATACTTCTTCAGGAAGCTGTGCAGGTTCTCAGCCGACACGAACGGGCCATCGGTTCCGCCCTGCATCGAAATGAGCTTGTCCATCATCGCCGCGCCCTGGTTGAGCGCGACCATCTCTTGCTCTTTGCCGCCCGAGCCGATGCCGACCTCAATCGACATATCTTCCCGAATGCCCCACGACGAGGGATCAACATCCACCCAGCCGCCGCGCAGGCGAGCCGTTGACGCCTTGCCGCCGTGACGCCGCAGCATGGCATGGGCGCCCAGGAACAGGTCTCTGACGCCCGTCTCGGCAAAAATGCGCCCGATCATCCGCACGCGCTTTTGCGCGGCACTGACAAGCACCTGCATCCCCTTCGCCGTGTCGTGCAGCGCGTCAGAGTTCAGCCCTTGAGCATTGCGAACAACGCCCGTGCGAACCTCGCCCATCGTGGACGCATATTCCATCGCTTCCAGCGCCGGGAAGTTCAGCCCGCCCGACTGAATAGCCGTAACGGCGCCCGGCCCCTTGACCCGCACCGGAACGCCCGGCTCGTTCCGCAGAAGGTCCGAGATAGTGAAGTCATGCGCGGAGTTCATGTCCACGGCGTAACGCTGATTGAGCGCGAAGTAGCCGCTATCGAGGAACATTCGCAGCACGGCGGTTTTAATCCGCTGCACGTCCACCAACAGATCCGCCAGCGACCGCCCGTAAAACCGATGGGCCACCGGGTAAGGGCAAATCGAGGCGAACGGAATCTCTTCCACCTCTTCCTTTTCCAGCAGCACGCCCTCGTTGTTGCCGGTCACGACGCGATAGATCGTCTCCGATCCGGCTTCCTTGATCCGCACGAAATGTTCGACAATCTCGACCTGGCGAAGCGGGCTGTTGGAGCCTTCGCTATCCTCGTCCACCGTGTTGCGCGCGTTCTGCACGCTGTCGTCACCGATGGCGCTGTATGTGGTCAGGCTTGCCACCTTGTCCGCGTCGTAGCCGTCCGCGATCAGGTCTTGAGCGCGGGGACGCGAGCGAGCCGCAACATAGGTTGCGCGCTTCAAATCCACCGTATCGCGGGCGACGGCAAAATCTTCACCGGGCCACGCGCACCACTCAAAACAGCCTTGGTCGTCTACCTTCTCAGCCTTCACCGTTAGCGTAGGCTCGCCGCCCAGCATGTCGGGCGTTTCCTGAACGTCGAGGATCGTCCAGCCGTCCGCCTGGAGCATCTGCACCTGAATGGGCGTGATACCCTCAAACGTCTCTTCCTCGCGCTCTTCGTAGTCTTCCCACCACCACTTGAACACGCCGGTTTTGATCAACAGCGCATCCTTGAACGCCGCGTAAAGGTTTTTGAACCCGTCGTTGCGTTCCATGATGATGTGATTAACAAACTCGGTTTCCTGCCGGGCCGCTTCCTCGTCTTCCTCGCCTTTCGGCTGAAAGGTCGCGATATCATCCCCGCCCATAAACATCTCGATCAGGTCGGGGAGGACGGTTTCAACAGCGTCGTTGATATCGGTTGACGTGACCTTGGAGCGGTTGGCAAGGGCCGGGACGTCGTTCATTTCCCCGCGCGCATACTCCAGCGCACGCTCCCGGTCGTCAGCAAGCTCCTGGTCATTGTTGAACCCGATACAGGCGAGGCGTTCCTCGGCGACCAGGTTCAAAAGCTCGCGTTCGTCCATGATGCTCCTAGACAGCCCCGAAGGCCGGGATGTCGATGTGTTGCTCTGTCTTTTTGGGCTCTTCGTAAGCCGTGCACATCAGGCCGAAAGCGTCGGCGCCGTGGCTAGACCAATCGTGGTTCGGACCCAGCCCGATCTGTCGGGTTTCGTCCTTCTTTTCGTGATACGCGCTTAGGGCCTCGTGGCCAGCTTCGCACTTGGGGTCCATCCAGACCCGCGCAAACATGCGGCGCGAAACCTCGATACGCATGGACGCCGCCCCGGCGCCCTGGTTTGGAATGACCCGCACCGAGAAGCCCGCTTCCCTCAGCGCGCTTTCGTAGGAAACCCGGTAAACCTTATCGTTAGTCGCCCCGTCGTGAGGCAGGACCATCTCAGCCTTTTCGTAGCCATGAGAGCGAAGCCAGCCGACATGCTCGCCTAGCTCTTGCCCTCGCGCCTCGTAGTAATCGAGAACCCGGATCTCGCGCCCGACAAATTGGGCAACCCAGATGGCGCAGGCGTCAGCCTTGGCCCCGGTTCCGCCAATGTCCCAGAAGGCGCGAACGCTCATCAACGGGTCTTTGGCCTGGCGAGAATAGCGGCCCTCCGCTTTCATCGCTGCCAGTTGCTTGGCGTAGTAAGCGCCCTCGACCACCGCCTTAAAGCCGCCCTCCCAAACGTGGTCGTAATCATCCGGGCGCTTGGCGAAGTCTTCCAGCCGCTCGGCTTCCAGCACGCCGGGGAACCACGGGTTATCCCGCCAGTTCATTTCCACGATCTTGGCGCCCTTCGGCGGATCAATGCGGAACCGCTTATGGGTCGGGCTGGTCTTCCGCTCCGGGTTCCACGTCATCCAGATTTCGGAATCATGCTCCCGCACAGACGGGATGGCTTTTGACCAGGCCGTCTCGCTAACGGGCTCAGCCTCATCCACCCAAAGCAGTTTCACGCGGGCTTTTGACTTCACCGAGTCCAGATTGTGCCGCAGGCCCACAAACGCATATTCGATGCGCTTGTCCTTGGTCCGTATGTATTTCTCGCCCACGTCATAGGCGTCTCGTAACCACGGCTCAGATTCGATAGCGGCTTTGACCTCAGCCATGGAACTTTCGTCGAGCGAGTTCATAAACTCCCGCCCGCAGATAATAACGCCCGGCTCGTTCGCCTCAGCCCACATAAGCCCGCGAACCGCCGTCATTTTGGCGAACGTGCGAGACTTGGCCGAACCTCGCCCGCCGTATGCTCCCCGGTATCGCGCCTCACCCTGAAACACTGGGATTAGCTTAGGCGGGATGCGAACCCTAACCGTGGTCACTCAGGGCCGACCAGCTCGATGCGCGTGACCTTCTGGACCACGTTGGCGTCAATCGCGCTCTTGTCCACGATCAGTCCGTTTAGTTTGGCCGCGTCCATGACCGAGGCGCGCGACACCTGAAACCCGCTGGCGTCCTGTAAAGCCTCGCCCTGATCGGCCAAGCGCATAAGTCGCTCAGTTAGCCCGGCAATGGTGATTTCCGACCGAACAGCGGCCCGCTCTTGAATCTCCGCCACTCGTTGCGCGACCTTGCCATTACTTGCCAGCCGAGAGGCGTGCTGTTCGGACGGCGCATAGCCCGCCGTCTGATAGGCTTCCGCCTGGGTCCGACCCTTAGCCAACTCTTGCGCGAAACGCTCGTGCTTGGGATTGGAAAGGACCGGCAAGCGTTACCTCTTGGGGTGAAGCCCCGGCCTGCGACAGCGCAGCAATTTGGGAGGGCAGGCCGGGGGCTTGGGTTGCTCGATAACAACCGGCGGGGGTGTGTAGAACAGCACCCGGCTAGTAGGTGCTGGCGATTGGGCCTTGGCCGGTCGTGAACGTGGTCGGAACCGTAATGGCCGTCGCCGTGCCGAAGGTTTCCGCAGTTTTCTTGCTAGCCGGGACCACCGAAATGATGTGCGTGCGGAACCTGGCCGACGTGCTGGAGCATTGGAGGCCGACGTAATAGACCGCAGGGCCAACGACGGGGACAGCAGCCGAGAACGGAACCGACTGATAAGCCGCCGTGCCGCTTTGAGCCACAGCGCCCGACGAGGCGACCGGGTTTCCGTCCGCGTCATAGAGGATCACGTTCAGGTTGCCCGCCACTGCCGAACCGTTCAGCACGGCAATACCCGTCAGCGTGGTCGAGAACTTCACGACGACGCGGGCGATATACGTTTCCGTAATCGAGGGCGTGGTGTCGGTGCCGGTCGTGGTCGTGGCCGGGGGCAGATCGCCCGTGTGATAGCGGGTCGGATTGCCGATAGCGGTAATGCCGCGCCGTCCAAGGTGAGCGCCTACGGTAGCCATGTTTAGTCCTCCAGGCGGTCAGCCGCCAAATGGGGTGATAGGGTTCAGGCCACGGTCAGCGGTCATGTATGCGCTTGGCGTGGGTGAGGCCGTGCCGGGCCTGAATTGGTGAAACGGTTGCTCCCGGCGCTTATTGGTCGCCGGGCCGCCGGGGAAGTCGCCAAACCGGAGCAAGGCGGGGCCGGGAACGCATCATCTCAACGCGGGGTCTAGAACGCATTTGAGCGATAGGCGCAGATGGAAATTAGCAACGCGTTCGCTGTATGGGTGAAACGGCGAAGCGCGCGTTTACCCTGGGTCATGGCCCTAAGTCGGGCCAGTCGCCGTCTTACCTGAGGGTGGTGGACTGATTTGCGGGATTACGCAAGGGAAGGTATCACGCCGCCTTTTCCAGCTTGTCCGCCGTTACCTGAACCTTGCTAGGCTTCAGCCGTCCTAGCGCCTGTAGCAGCACCATCACACGCCGCGCGCCCGGCTTGGCTTGCATGATCGTCGCAAGCTGCCCGGCAAAGGGTCCGCCAATGATCTTGACCGCTTCCCCGTTGGCGAACGTCGGAATGTCCTTCCGGCTGTAGTCGAATTGCCCGGCGCGCTCGCGTTCGCGGATCTCGTGGACCCACTCATAGGGGATGGGCTGGGGCGTTGTGGCCCCGATGATAGCCTCGATGCCTTCGGTCTTACGAACCGTGTAGAAGCTCTGCCCCTCGTCCAATTTGAAAAACAGGTAGCGGGGGAAAATCACCCGCTCCACCGTGTCGATGATCCGGGCATGAGCGCGCGTGTGTTTCTCGCGCGGAACGTAAGCCTCTATCCCGTTTGCGTTCAGATCGGCGGCAGCGCGGAACTCCTGGCGGACCCCGCAATAGGCGACATACCACGTCATGCCTCCACCTCTTCCGATGCCCATCGACGGCGAAGATTCATGTGAACCGTCCGCTTGGCCGTTCCCAGATGCCAGCCTCCGCAAACGTCGCAGCGGTATGCCTTGCGCCGGTCTTCCCGATGGCGCTGGACAACCTTTGCCGCCAGCAGCGCACTGTCGAAACGGACCTTGCCCGCGCAATCGTTGGAAAGGCGGCTCATTCGTCGCCCTCAATCTCGACGTAATAACCCAGAGCGGTGACGAACAGCGTTGCGGGCAGGGCAATCGGCCAGAGCAAAATGACCGCCACATGGTGAAGCTCTACCGGCCCATCCTCCAGGTGATGAACCCAGAGCGCCATGCTCACCGTTATGACCAGCCCGACGAGGTAGACGATCAAAAGCGCGTTCATGCGGCGCGGTCCTAAAACGGGATTTCGTCGTTGAGGCCGGCATCGAACGCCGTCGCCTGCCT